TGCTCTCCAAAAAAGTCGGTGAAGCCAAGGACAACGCCGAGAGGACGGCTATCCGCCAGAGTTCGCGATGCTGTAGCATCCAGATCGGGTGCAGGACGGCGAAGTCCTATACCCTCTGCCAAATTGATTGGTTCCTCAGCGGGATGCTTGATGTCGTAGCAAGTATTACATACCAGAACGTTGGTGTAGCCATCCTTACGCAATGAACGATACGGATAAACGAATCCGCAACGTTGGCACTCACCGATAGCATTTTTACCGGACGCGTACATTATCGTACCCCCACCCCATATTTGACGCGGAACGTCGTCGGGGCGGACTCCCGATCCTCGGACTTGGCTTCATTAAAGCGGGAATTCGCCTCGCCTGTAAGTGGGCCGATTCGATCTGGAGCAAATTTCACAGCCAGCTTCTTGGCAAGTCCCGCTGCAATGGCTTCCTGCCAACGGTGTGGGATGTCCAGGGTGTTCGACGCGGCTCCCGAATCCTGAATTTGCCGCATTCGATAATAGACGATCTGATCAGTGCTGTTGTCCGGCACATTCCACAGATGAATACGTGGCGTCCCGAGCGGGTAGGTAATACTCGTATCCGGGTTAATCCTCTCAAACCAATAGCGGGAGACAAACCCCTGTGTTGATTTGTTGGGAGTGCTAAGATACTCGTCCCGAGTCATGGGGTTGATCTCGGTATCAATGCTGTCTACGCGTAGCGCCATCTCAAGAATGCCGATAGTTCCCACCGGCGTCTCGTAGATTTCAGTGCCTTGGGTGACGGTAAAAATCTGCTGATCAATAGCCCAGAGGTGCGGCCCTTTATTCGCCCACTCGGAGAAAAGCAAGTCCATCGACCGCCGAGCCGAACGGGTGTGCCGCTGTGTCAAGGATGCGGGGTCGATCCCACATCGCTCAAACGCCTCATCAACAATCTCGGCAATCTCTGGCGAAAACGAATATGTGCTGCTGGTCGCCATGATTTAATCCAAGTCGATATAACCAGCCTGTGACACATTCATCGCAATAGTTGCACCGTTGGTGTAGCTCGATATGATAAACCGCACAGCAGCAACTTGGCTCGTCAGAACGGTCACAACATCAATCGCACCTGCGGCCTCGGCAGTCTTCCAATTCGGCGTTTCCCCCCGGTTAACCATCTCGTAACATTTCTGCACGGTGAAGTTGATCGTGCCCGAGATGCCCGTAGAAATCACCGTATCCTTGGAGTAGATGTCCAGCGGCATGGTCGGCGAGATCGCCGAGGCTGTCGCGTTCATCGTGCCAATCGAAAGATTGCCGATTAGCGCAGCAGATACTGTGATCGAACTGATCGAACGAAAGGCTTTCACAGAAGACTTGGTGGTCGCATTAGGCAACGCCGTCGCGGTTTCTGTCTGCGCTTTACCGTCAGCGTCGGTGCCTGTGATCGTGATCGTTTTCGCCTGATCCGCAGCAGTAGTGGTGATAAGCAGATAATACGCCAACCCCAAGTCGGGGACTACCCCACCCGAAGTCAGCGCCCCATCGAGGGTAAGCGCCCCAGCACCCGAAGGCGTCACAGCCGCCATAATGTTCGTGGCAGACTGCGTCACGGGGGTGAAGGACCACCGTTTAGGTTTAATCGGCATTTCGTCTCTCCTAGCCGGTTATGCCGTAGTAATCGCCGCAAGCTGCGCGGTTATAACCTTGGACATGGCCGCCTCCTATTAGCGTTCAGAAACGATACGAATGTAATCCACAAACGCCGTGTCAGTGCCAGAACCGTCGCCATTTAGATGGCCGAGGAACGGGGCCAACGCAACCGCAGTAGGTGCGGTAGATGCAAAAGCCTGTGCCCAAGTAATCGCCAGATCGCCATCGACAAAGCCTTGAATCTGAGTGCCTCCATCGTAGTAAATGCCCAGACGATGCCATGTTGCGGCTACCAAACTGATAGTACCAGTCTCAGCGGTCGAGCCAGAATCGCTCTTATCGCACAGCATCTGCACCGCAGCGGAGCCGTCCAGAATACCAAAAGTGACCAGATTGGCGGCGGTGGTAGTCCAGAGGTCTTCCGGATTCGAAGTGGCGGTAAGATCAGACAAACCAAACTGGAACGCGTTGTCTGTGACCTCATTCAACTGAACTCGGCATTCCATGAAGAAACGCTTGCCAGAGATCAACTGGAACGACTTGGCACCATACAGCGCGGAGCCTTCCGAAGTCGTATCTGAAGTCATCGACATGACACCGTTCGCGCCGGTAGTCGCCGTAGTGTTCGTGACGTTGGTGCAGCCGGTGTCGATAATCGCTGCCCAACCAGCTATTGCGTTGGTAGCAAAGATGCTGTCGAAATCTTCGTGCATGACACGAAACTCCGAAGACGGCATCATACCCATGCCAGTGCGATACTTATAGCCCTCGTTGGTCGAACAAGTACCATGAACGACTGGCCCCTTGAATCCTGTACTCATTTTCAATCTCCTTCAAAGAAAAAGTAGGTGTAGGCAAATGCCTTTCTACTCCTGTTTTAGGCGGAACGCAAGTGGTTACTTATACGAAAACGCTAACCCCGCGTGCGGGCCTTTGCTCAACGGCTTGCCTGTCTTCAACGCCCGCCGCAACGTGGGCATCAATAACCCGTAGTGTTGCAACGCTGCGGTCAACGAATCGAATTCCCGCCCCGAGGTGTTCTCAACTACCCCCTTCGACATCTTCAACCGCGCCTCTAATGTGTGCTGTTTGCCCTTAAACGACGCGTAGTGCCCCGCAGCCGCTGCTGCCTTGATCCTTGCTCTACCTTCCTCGGTAAGCGTTCTCGGGCCTTTCTTGACGCCCTTCTGTGTGGCACTGATCTTGGCCTTCACCTCATCGCTCAGGGTCTTGCCAAAGCGGTAGTGGGCTTCCCCACGATGCACGGTCTTTTGAGCCATCTTTGCGAGAGCTTCGGGAGTGTGCTTCTTGCCGCGCCGTGGGTGGTTCGCAGGATCAGCAGCGTAATATGCTTTAAGCGTTGCGGAAATCACTGCTTTTGCTTCTGGCGTCTTAGCCCTTCCAAAACCGGGATGCTGCTCCTTCGGAATCCCTCTCCACGGAGCATCAGAATGTCGTCCAAGGTTATAGCAATACTCCTGCCCACGATGCTCGTCTAACCACCGATCTTCTGCGGCCTGCAACGACTCGCCATCAGGAACAACTTCAACAACCTCAAACTTGAAGCAATCCGATCCATACTTTGTCCACGCTGCCTGAAGGTGTGGGCAATGATGCTTACCTTTTTGCAACAGGCGCACATGATCTCGAAAACGATTTCGCTGCCTCACTGTACTCCCCACGTAAAACTTATCGTTGACCACATTACGGATTTTGTAGACGATCTGCATAACAGGCTCCTTAACGTTACAAGGCAAAGTTACCTTATGTGTATTCTGGTGCCTGCACCAAAGAATGTCAAGGGAAATAAAAAAGCCGCCCGAAGGCGGCTTCTAAGTGCTTGAAACTAAAGGCTTATGCGCCCGGAGTTCCGTAGGCACCCCTACTATTGGACCATCCGAACACGTACCGCTCTCGGGCCTTGTACCTCATATTACCTGTCTCGAAGTCGCCTTCAAGCCCTTTCTTCAACGCAACACGCTCGATGTACTTCAGACCTTCGGGGGCGTCGGTAATGATAAACCAAGCATCCGGGTCAGTCAGATACACGTTAGTGGAGCACCCGCCGCTGATAATGTTCATCGACCTAATAGCGTTGATGTCATTATCCGCCGTACCAACGCGACCCTCAGACTTCAGCAAACGCTGCGCCGTGAATTGCAGTTCGGTCGGAATAATCAGCTTCTTGGAGGACAACAAGATCGGCAGGCTGCGGTCATCAACAGCGTCACCGATGAGGATGTTCATATCTTCCAAAGAAGTCTCGGACAGGTCAGCGGCGGTTGACAACATATTGGAGAAGGTTCCACCACCTTGCAACAGATGCGACGTGGAGAACAACGCCACACCGTCGCCGCCCTTGAACGAGGCCGAGAAGCCGTTGTTCAGGACGTTCGCGCCCTTGACGTTCTTGGTGTATTGCATCGAACGTGCCAGAGCCTTGGACATCTGCGAACCCAGATCGCCGTACAGATCGTCTTCACCAGCTTCTTCGGTGAGCGCGAACGCCAAAGCGATAGTTTCGAAGAAGTAACGGGACACCCAACCTTCAGAAGCCTCGTCGTAAGCCACGCCAGCGCCTTCCGCCTTGACCGGTGCCGCGCCAAAGCCAGACATCAGCACATCTTCGACATACGCCTTCTTAGCCTCTTTGGATACTGTAAAGATGTCTTTCCACAGTTCCGGGTGCTGTTTGTACTCCAGACCGAAAACAGCGTTCAGGCCTTCCTGGAGTTGTTTCTTAATTGCTGCGCGGTTGATAGCCATGATCTACCTCCCCCTTAATTTCCGAGTGTCGAGTCAGCGATGTTGACGAGAACCTTTGCGTTCACGCCAGCAGCGTTGTCGGGACGGTCGACGAGTTGATAAATCAGGAACTGCGCATCACCAGTGGTGCCGGGAGTGACTTCTTGACCCGACTGACCAGTGTAAGTAGAACCTGCGTGCGTTGCAACCAAGTCGCAAAGAGTGCCACGATGCGTTGCATCGACGTAAGCAACATCGGTATCGCACTGCACTTCAAACAGGATGCCTTTGTCGTCATAGACATACGCCTCGACAACAGCGGCGCTGTCTGCCAGAGCCACACCGGGCCAGTAGCGCGAGAACACCACAGCACCCGTGTCGTCACGATAACGACAACCACCGAAAATACCAGTAATAGTTGTTGAAGCCGCCGTAGCGACCACAATCTTGCCGCTGGACAAGTCAACCGCGTCACCACTGTAAATCTTGGTGCCGTAGTTGTAGGCGATGTTATACGCGGAAGCGCGAATGACACCACCGTTTCTATGTCCGGCAGGCACAAATCCACGAGGGACATCTGCGTTAGCCATATCGATACTCCATAGAAAAGAAGGATTTCTCCGTCATTCACGCGGGAGGAGGACAATCGCACCAGCGCCTGCCAGTCGCCTCGGAAAAGAAAAAGCGGCTGTGAGTAGCCGCTTTTTATCAGAGAGAAATACTTTTGTCAAGAGTGACCACTAACTAATCATCGGTTTGAATCTTAATGTTCTTGACTACTTTACTCGACCTTCTCTGCTCGATAGGCATTGCGGGATTGCTCTGTTTCTGCAATTCCGACTCAATCGTGTTGGTAATGCCGTCGGTTTTAGCCCGATAATGCGCGTTCCGCTTATCCCGTAGCCGCGTAGGCATCTCGCACAAAATCATCCCCTCAACCCCGACGCACCCGGCCCACTTGCCGTGATTGATTGTAGGGGCGTGGTAACTGGCGGGGACGGTTGAAGACGGACGAGGTTTCCATCCCTCCCTGAATTTACGCGATGTGTTAGTCGGATCGTCTTTACCCATACTTCCCACGCGAACCCAACGCTGCGTAAAACCGGAGCGCGCTGGAGGAGCCTCCAAACTGCTGGGGCGAACCCACGGTTTATCTTCCGCTTCATGAATATCAGCTTCATCCCAAGTCTCGTAGTCCCGACTCGGATGGACCGGGGGTGCTGTGCGCTCGGCGCGAAGGCTGCCCGACACCGATTTGGCTTTGCGAGAAGGCTTACTGGCCGGTGGGATACTGATGTTATCTTCAATAACAGGTGTCGTCATGATTAACTCCGTTTGCTACGAGCATACTCTCTCAAATGCTCTTTGTTGGAAGGATCAAGCCCAAAGCGGCGCATATTCGCCAGATCGGCCTTGTTTAATTTGATGGCGCCTTTTGCCGCCGATTTGCTGCCATTCAACCCACCCACGGGTGCTACGGGGGGACCACCACTTCCGTTTGTCGGAGGGGCGGCCTTGCGCAACGTAGGGAAGGCTGCATCTACGCGACGATCCAACTCGGCGTAATACTCGTCCGAGTTCTTGTCATACCCCTCCTTGACAAGCTGTTCATCCTCACCCAACACAAATTGCGTGTGCCCCGCAAACTTAGGCGTGTTGAACCACGCTCTGTTGCGATTGATCCAGGCAACTGCCTTTGGAGACGCCGGTGGTCTGGTCGGCTCGGCAGTGGGGGAGGAAGCGGCGGGAGTCGGAGCAGGCAACGCGGTGGGAACTTCGGTGGGCAGAACACGTTTTGCTTCGCGTACCTGATTCTGCCGAAAGCGCAAGGTATCCAGTTCAGACTGCACCTTCATTTCAGTGTCGTAGTTACCGTCCTCCCGCGCCTGCCGCAACTCCTGCGATTTAATCTGGATGTCACGATCAAAGGCGATCTCCAGAACATCTGCGTGTTGACGACGCAACTCCAACAGTTGCTTATTCGCTGCCAATAGTTCAGCGTCCCGCGCTTGGGAATATTGAATGGCTTGTACTGCCACCTGACGCACCTGCGCGGACTCCGCTTCAATCTTGCGACGTACGCGAATCTCACGCTTGATGCGCTTCTTGAAAGATTCCGGATAGGCTTTATCCGTTTCCTCCAAATCGGCATCCGTAACTACGGGTTCCCCCGGAACAGGCTCGGGTTCCGGATCAGTGGGGGCAGCATCCGCAGGGGGGGACTCTGTGGTGGGGGGTTCAGCCGCCCCTGCGGTATCGTCCTCCTCGTCCTCGACAATAATTTCTACGTCGTCATCAATCGAAGTAGTAGCCTCGTCAAGTGCATCCTCCTCAGCTTCTTCGCGGGCGATGTCCTCAAGCGTGCTTTCTTGTTCAAGTGCCATTCGTATTTCTCCTATATGGAAGTTGCAACAGTGTCGGGATTAGGAATAACAGCAAGCATCTCATCGTCGTTCAACAGAATCAACTTGACCCCCTTGTGCAACATCTGCGCTCCCGCGTGGCGTCCGTAGAACACAGTGTCTCCCACCTTAGGAAAATCCTTGCCCGGTTTGGTGCCATCGCCACCCAATCTCTCATGCGCCCCCGCAGAAGCACCGAGTGCGACAACTTTCCCAACGCAGTTTAGAATCTCCTGCGCTTCCTGATTCTGAATGGGGATGATGAACCCACTCTTAGTCACTTCCTTCGGCTTGACTGGCGCAATTACCACATGCCAAAACAGCGGTAACGGAAACTCATCAAAAAAATCAGAGGGAAAATCCGTGGTTGTATTCATCCATTCGCCGGATATTTCAAAGTCATCCGTACTCACTCAATTTCCTCCTTCCTAAAAAGATTAACAAACCAAGTTTTCACCATCTGTCGCAGCTCTGCACACGTATTCCAGCGAACCATCAACACCAGTTCGTTGTCACGAACAACGTCCCCGAATTTAGTGGTCACTGGACGATACCCATTGGCAGCGTGTTTAGCGATGGCATAATCCGCGCACCACCGATACATATGAAATCTCTTGCGCGTTCTGGCTCTATTCGGAAGAAGAAACTTCTCTTGTTCCCGACGCATCTTCATCGCACGAACTGCTTCGTGATACCGCATAGCTTCACTCATCAGCTTCTCCTTCGTCAGTCAACAAGCGAAACACCTGATCGGTGATGTCCATTCCGTCCTTCAAGCCCTTGAGTCTCC